CTTTTTCCATTTGTTTAGAGTATGACGGCTTTAAGGCGGCATGTGATGCCGTTGGATTGCCGTATATCACTATAAAAAAATGGAAAAAGATGATAGATGAGGTCAGCAAGGGGTAGATCGCCGCACAGGCAGCACTAACCCGCCCGGCGGGTTCTTGTTTTGAGCAGCCGCGAGGTTGCTTTTTTTTTGTGACTGTGATATTAGGAAAAATAATATTAAAACTTGTTTTTTATAACTTAATAGTATGAAGCTGCGTGGCAAGCAGTTACAGTTTGTCAAAGAATACGTGAAAGATCGCAATGCCACGCAGGCAGCTATCCGCGCTGGCTATAGCGAGAAAGGTGTACGTGTAACTGCGGCTAAATTGCTAACAAAAGCTAACATCGTTACAGCCATTGCAGAGCAAACCGCCGCCATCGAGAAAGCGGCGACGATTACGTCAGAGCGAGTCATGCAAGAGTACGCACGGATTGCGTTTTTTGATCCGCGCAAACTGTTTGATGAAGATGGCAGCCCCAAGTCGGTGACTGAATTAGATGATGATACAGCCGCAGCGATAGCAGGCATTGAGGTTGTCACAATAGGCAATGCCGAAATGGGCATCGGTCAGGTCCGCAAGTATCGGATTGCTGACAAGAAAGGCGCATTAGATTCGGTAGCGAAAATTTTAGGGATGATTGTGGATCGTCGGGAGTTGACTGGTAAAAACGGAGGCCCGATTGAGCACACGCTATTGCAAGTCAGCGATGAGCAAGCGCAACGCATTGCACGAGAGTTTCTATTAAAAAATGACGCCTGAGCAATCGGCTAGCCTCGCATATATGTCGCGCCATTCGCTGTTGGCGTTTGCGTGCGCTATGTGGCCCGGCTATGACCCCTCCTCGCACCATCGCGCCATTGCTCAAAAACTAGAAGCGGTGCAGGCCGGAAAGATTAAACGCTTAATGATTTTTATGCCGCCACGGCACGGCAAGAGCATGTTGTGTAGCGAGTTTTTCCCAGCGTGGGCGCTCGGCCTTAACCCGGAACAACAAATCATTTTTGCAACGTATGCTCAGGAACTCGCAGAAGACTACGGGCGACGAGTGCGTAATTCGTTTAAAGATAGTATTTGTCGAGCCGTATTCCCCGGCGTAACGCTTGCTGCTGACTCTTCGGCGGCTTGTAAATTTAATATTGGCGAACGAGGGGCTTACTTTGCGGTCGGCGTCGGTGGCGCCATCACGGGACGCGGCGCGAATCTATTGATTATTGATGACCCACTAAAAAGCCGAAAAGAGGCGGATTCTGAAACGACGCGGCGACATCTGAAAGATTGGTATTCGAGTGTGGCGTACACGCGGCTAATGCCGAGCGGCGCTCTCGTGCTCATTCAGACGCGATGGCATAACGACGATCTCGCGGGCTGGTTACTCAAAGAGCATCCGCATGAAAATTGGGCGGTATTAAGCCTTCCGGCGCTTGATACAGAGCGGCGAGCATTGTGGCCAGAGCGCTACCCCGTGTCTGCGCTGGAGCGCATTCAATCCACTTTATCGTCGCGTGATTGGGCCTCACTCTATCAGCAATCGCCGATTGCGGAGGGGGGGAACATTCTCAAGAGCGAATACTGGAAATTATGGAACAGGGACACGCCATCGTGTGTTTATGTGCTGCAATCTTGGGATACTGCCTTTTCTGATAAGGATTTAAAGAGCAATTCTTACAGCGCTCGCACGACGTGGGGGGTTTTCTGCGACAAAGAGAGCCATTTAGCCGCCATTTTGCTGGAAGCATGGCGTGGGCGCGTGGATTATCCGACGCTAAAGACCGAGGCACTCAAAGCTTATAAAAGCTATCAGCCTGATTGCGTATTAATAGAAAAGAAAGCCAGCGGGCAGTCTTTAATACAGGATTTGCGTGCTTCTGGGCTGCCGATTTCAGCGTATCAACCAGATCGAGACAAAGTGGCGCGAGCGTATGCCGTGCAGGCCATGTTGGAAAGCGGCCAGATTTATCGGCCGTCCAGACGATGGGCCGACGCTGTTGTTGATGAGTGTGCGCAATTCCCGAATGGCGAATCCAACGATTGGGTAGATACCTGCACGCAAGCGTGGCTCAAATTACGCAACGCGGGATTGCTGATTGCGTCGCCTCCGCCAGCGCGTTTTGACGATGACGAGGACTGGACACCATCTCGACGGAGCACCGCAGAACCTATGCATCGAGGAGTCTATGGCTGATTTGAGCGCGGTATTGCGACTTGTTGATAGCGGCGATGAGGATTTATTGACTGCTGATGAGTCGGCGTTACTGATTCATCCTCAGCCAGTGCCCGATGATTTTGGCGCAAACCTTGCGGACTCACTACCCGAATCTGTCTTGACAGCCATCGGGCGATTAGTAGATGACGGGTATCGCGCGGATGAGGCAAGCCGCAAAGAATGGGCTGAACGAGAAAAGCGGGCGATTCGTTTGCTGGGAATTTCTGAAAACGATTTGTTTGAACCCGCCTTTGAAGGCGGATCAACCGCCATATTCCCCGGCATCACTGAAGCGATGATTCAGTTTCAGGCGCGGGCGATGGCGGAGGTTTGGCCGCCGGAAGGCCCGGCAAAAGCGTTTGTGGAAGGGCAGCGTCTTGACCCGCAGCGCGAACAACAAGCACAACAAGTGGCGGGCTATCTTAACTGGCTCTATACAGATCGTATGCCAGGCGGCTATCAACAGCATGACAAGATGTTATTCAGGCTGGGATTATCTGGCTCTTGTTTTAAAAAGGTGGCTTTTGATGCGTTAGCTGGATGCGTCGTTAGTCGGTTCGTCCCTGCTGAAGAATTGGTGATCCCTTACGGGGCCTCTGATTTAGAAACCACCCCGCGTATTACGCATATCCTTAAATATTCGGGGGTTGACGTAGAGCGCATGATGGCTAAGGGCGCGTATCGCCCAGTGGACTTAGTGGACTCCTCGCTCGAACAGCCAACGCCTTTACAGCCAGAACTCGATGCGATTGATGGTAAAACCGAGCCATCAGCGGTGTCATCAACTGATTTGCGCCGCTCTGTAGTTAAGCGAAACCGCTTTGATCGCGCATTGCCGATGACCTGCTTGGAGCAGTCGGTGTTTCTCGACTTGGATGGAGAACCTGAGAATGCGCCGTATTTAGTCACTATTGAGCGTGATAGTCAAAAGGTATTAGCGGTTTATCGTGATTGGCGCAAGACCGACGCCGAGACACCAAAGCGTCGCAAGCGATTCGTGCATTATTATTTTTTCCCCGGGCTGAACGGCTTTTACGGTATTGGATTTTTGCATTTACTAGGACGCTTTGCAGAAACGCAAAGCGGCAATCTACGCGCACTGCTAGATGCTGCCTATCTTGCAAACTTAAAAGGCGGATTTCGCTCGGCAGACGTGCGATTGCCAAAAGGCAATAATAAAGACGGCATTCGCGTCAAGCCTGGGGAGTGGTTGCAGGTTAATGCGACCGCCGATGAGCTACAAAAACTGTTTGTCACCATCCCTTACGGCGAGCCATCTCAAACCCTATTCAATCTGCTGTCATGGATGGATGACGTTATGCGGCGGATTAGCGGAACGACCGCAGAACTTGTTGGCGAATCCGCTAAAAATGTGCCGGTTGGAACAACGCTGGCGCGAATTGAGCAGGGGTTAAAAGTTCAGACTGAAATCCAGATTCGCATTCATCAGGCTCAGGCGGCTGAGCTTTCGCTGGCTGTCCAGGTGACCGCCGATACGTTCCCAGATGCCAATTATTGCCGTGACGTGCTAGGCGTCGAGCCTGCTGTATTTGCGGCCGCGTTTGATGCGCGAGTGGATGTGCGGCCCGTCTCTAATCCGAATGCGATTACTAGCACGCAACGAATGGTAATCGCACAAGCGCTGGTGGAGATCGCAGACAAAGCGCCGGATTTAATAGACCGCCGGGAAGCATATAAGCGGCTAATGGAAGCGATGCGGGTGCAGGATATCGATAAATTATTGCTCGATCAGTCACAGCCCCCGCCACGCATGGGGCCGGTCGAGGAAAACATGGCGCTTGTGATGAGCAAACCGGTTCGGTCTTACCCGGATCAGGATCATGGCGCTCATCTTGTGGTGCATCAACAATGGTTTGAGACGTTAGACGATAACGCCAAACAACGAGTCGAGACGACAACGATAGCGCATGTCGCAGAGCATCTTGCCTGGCAATACTATTTACAAATGCAGCAAGCGATGGGCGTGAATTTGCCTGCTTCCCCGATGGGACAGCAACAGCCTCTTGATCCTCAAGTCGAGAATCAGTTGGCAGTCATGGCTGCGCAAGCCGTGCAATTGATGGCTCAACAGCATAGTCCTCCACCAATTGACCCATCCGCCGCCCAAGCAGCAAGCCGTGCACAAGTTGATCAGGCGAAGACAGAGGCAGAAATCCGACGTAAAGACACCATCGCAGCCGCGCAAATTAATCGCGATGACCACGCAATGATGGCAAAAATGAATCGCGATGCCGCTGAACAAGAGGCGCGACTCATCGGGAAGTACATGAGCACAGCAGGGAAGCAGGCGCTAGGACAACCTAATCTTTCGACACAAATGCCATTGTGATTATCGAGTTTGTTCAACAAGTGCGATCCGATTTGGATCGAGCGATGATGGAAACCGCATCGAATACCGGCGCGGGCGGCGCAAGTAGTTGGGAAGATTATCAACGGCGCGTTGGTATTGTTACTGGATTGCAGCGCGCAAGAACACAGATTGATGAGGTTTTTAGGCAATTTATTGACGATAAAGAGATATGAGTATGTCCCATACAGATTTAACGGATACCGCCATCAAGGATTTACCAATGCCTGTTGGTTATCGAATGTTGATTGAGCCAATCCAGGCAGAGCAAGTCACGAAAGGCGGTATTGTCTTAGTTGATGAATCGAAACAGTACGCGGATGCCGCGAATTCGGTAGGGCGCGTACTGAAACAGGGAGAGAGCTGCTATCAAGGCGGTAAGTTCTCATCCCCTTGGTGCAAGCCGGGCGACTATGTGCTGTACGCGCGTCATGTAGGGCAGCGCATTGAATGGCGCGAACAAGACGGGAAGATCAAGACGTATCTATTGATCAATGACGACGATGTGCGGGCCGTAGTTGCAGACCCCGGCAGAGTTAAGCGTTACATTTAACGTAGGTTATTCCTGTGGATGCTTTTAAAGAGAGCGACGATCTTGGTCTTGAGGACGATATTCGTGCGTCGCAAGACCAAGCGTTGGAAGAATCGCCGGGAGGCGACTCGAATGTAGTAGATGACGACCATCAAAACGATGCCTCACAAGTAAGTAGTGATGATGAGTCGTACTCTAACCGAGTGCGCAGGCGGATTGGGAAGGAGGTATATCTTCGCAAGACCGCTGAAGAACGCGAACAGCAGATTGCTCAGCAAAACGCGCAGTTATCTGCTGAACTCGCGGCGTTGCGCGCTGACCTGGAATCGGTAAAAACCCGCAATGCGGCTGCTGATGCCCAAGCAGTCGAGGGCACATTGCAAGCCAAACTCCAGGCGGCGCGGCAACGACTTTTACAGACCAAGATTGACCAGGACTATGAGGACGAACTCACGGCGGCGGATGAGTACGCAATGCTCCGCGCGGAAGAACGTGATCTGAAACGGAGACAGGCCCAGTCGCAACAGCCGCCATCGCGGCAGGCATCGGACGCTCTGGCGCTTGGCACAACCCAATGGTTGCAACAAAATCAATGGTACTTGAGCGGCAGTCACCCGCATTTGGCCAGCATGGCGGCTGCATTAGATGCCGCACTACAGACGGAGGGATTTAGTCCTAACGACCCCGCCTTATATGCCGAACTTAATAAACGGTTACGCGCTGCCGTGCCTGCCGCTGCATCCGTATTGCGCGATATAGGGAATCAGCCGTCGCCGCGTAAACCAGACCCAGGACCCCCTAGTGGCGCAAATAGCGCGGATGGCGGAACAGCCTCTTCTCCCAGACGGCTTACCAATGCTGATCTAGCGCGGATGGAACAATTTGGACTTGATCCTAACGATAAAGAGGCTCGGCGTATATGGCTGCAAACACATCAATAAAAGATACGGATGAACTCCGTTTAAGCAGAGAACAAGAAACGCGAGCAGCGGTAGAAGATATCGGTCCCGATGGTGGATGGGCACCAACGCCATTCACCGCATCTCCTCCGGCCCGCGAAGGTATGGAGCAGCGTTGGATACGGGTACGACTTGGCGGCCAAATCGACATTCAGAATTATCTGCGGCAACAACAGCGCGGCTGGCGACCTCGCCCCGCTGATACGTTACCCAGTGGATACATGCTGCTAAAGCAAAACCTAGAGGCGCAGTTTGGCGAGCAAGGCAGCATTATCGGCAATCAGGATTCCATTTTGATGGAGCGCCCGCTGAGTCTTGGAAACAAGGTACGCGCCTACTACGCCAAGCAAACGCAACGGCTCAAGATGCAAATCAGCGAGTTTATCGGCGATAACATGCCAAGAAAACATGGAACGCGAGGTGGGAGTGTGGCGGAATTGGAAATGAACGCAACAGTAGGCGATGGGCGTAGACCTCCTATCGCCTCAGATTAATGAGTAACACCAAAAAAGACCGTCGTGAGACGGACTGGAAATTAAAATGCCGAACGTAAATAACCCCTTTGGGCTACGACCGCTGCGCTCGCTATCGGGCGGCAGCATTGTTCAAAATACCTACACCATCGCCGCTACGTATGCGACGGCAATTTATACCGGCGATGTTGTCAAAATGACCGGCACTGGGAAAAATATCGCCAAATCCGCTGCTGGCGACACAGCCAATGTCGGTGTTTTCATGGGGTGTTCATGGGTCACAGCACAAGGACAGCCGCAGTGGTCGCCATGCTGGCCAGGCGTTAGTGATGGCAAAACCAATATCGAAGTCTTGGTTATTGATGACCCTAACGTGATCTTTGAGTGCCAAGCCGATGGATGCGCCGAAGCTGACGTAGGCATCGTGTGCGACTGGAACGTTGGCACGGGGAGCCTTGTGACCGGAAAATCAGGACTGTATGCCGTTGCCTCCGGCATCGTCACCACTACAGGCGGTAGCCTGAAAGTGATGGGCCTGTCAAATCGGCCAGGTAACGAATACGGCGCTTACGCCAAGATCGAGGTGCTCATTGTTGAGCATGTAAACAATGCCGTTGTGGCTGGCGCCGGGGGAGTCTAATCATGCCTATGAATCGTGCGCAATTTCCAAAGAGTCTGTCTTCTGATCTTAATGCGGTCTGGATGATGGACAAGGACATGCCGCCGGAGTGGTCTCAAGTATTTGAAACCAAGACCTCGCGTCGTGCGTTTGAAGAGCAGGTCTTGCGGGTGGGATTTGGTGCGGCCCCCATTAAAAAGGAAGGCGCTGCGTTTGATGAAGATTCTGGCGGCGAAGGCTGGACGCAGCGCTACATCAATATCACAGTCGCGCTCATGTTCGTGCTCACGCAAGAAGCAGCAGAAGATAATCTCTACGAGAGCCTTGGCCCGCAGTATGTGAAAGAGTTGCGTCGAGCAATGAAAGAAACCAAGGAGATCATGGGGGCCAATATCTTTAATGGCGCATTTACCGTTAATCAAGGCGACGGAGTGCCGCTATTGTCAACAGCGCACCCCTTGTGGGGTGGAGGCACGGCAAGCAACAAACTGGCTACTCCTGCTGATTTTGCAGAAAGTTCGCTGGAAGATGCATTGATCATGGTGCGCAACGCGGTCAATGACCGTGGTCTCCCGACGCCTGTCAATGCTACCAAGCTGGTTGTTGGCAATTCCAACATATTTCAAGCTGTTCGTGTACTACGATCTGTGCAGCGGGTCGGCACCTCCAATAACGATATTAATGCTATCAAGGCATTAGGTATCTTTGGCAATGATCCGGTAACGCTCACGCGGCTAACAGACACAGATGCATGGTTTACCGAGACAGATGCGCCGATGGGCTTGCAGATGTTCCAGCGCATAAAACTAGAGCCAGACGACTGGCAAGATGAGAAGACCGGAAATTTTTGCTATCGGGCGCGTGAGCGGTACAGCTTCGGATGTACTAATTGGCGAGCCTTATTTGGCAGCGAAGGCGCGTGATCTTATACGCCATGGACGGCGAAGGCTTTAGATCAACTCTTGTTTTTAGCGCGGAGAATTCTGATGAAAGAAGTTAGCGGTTTATTGAACACAGTGAGGCAGGCTGGTTATAGCGTGATGAGTATTTCTAATATGCATCGTGCGGTGAGCGATGGGAAGTCAAGCGGATTGGATGGCAAAAAAATCCAAAAAGGGGTTTATCTCGCCGCAGAGGTATTGGTATATCTGCCAGTTGGGATTGGTGCAGATGCCATTGATGGCGACGCCGAGTAACAGCCTAGAACGCCAATGGCTATCGCCCTGTTAGGATTAATCGAGGCTATCCGTACCCGCCTCGATGATTTTGGCGGAGATCGCGGCCCGCCTAGCGCGGGCTATTATGCACGATGGCAAGAGGATGACCGTCCCTGCTTATGGAAAAATCCAGAGATTGTTGATTACATCAATCGGGCGCTACTAGAGATAGCAGGCCGTGCGCCGTGGACAGAAGAAGGGATTGCTGGTTCGCAAGCATCTGCAAGGGTGCGGGTTATTGCACTGAAGGCGCAGTGCGTACTAAACGCCGCCATCTTCGAGATAGAGAAGGTGCGCCTGGCATCTACAGGCACCGAACTGGTTAAGACAGATACAGGACGTTTAGCGGCAGAGCATGGCGATGGCTGGAATTTTGTTTCTGGGACGCCAGAACGCTATTTTGAGCCGCGCCGTGGGGTTCTGCACTTATGGCCAATACCGGTGCGGGCCGATACGCTGATCCTATCTATTAGGCGAAGGCCGCTAGAAGATTTATCATGGGCGAGAGTTTCAAAAGAATCAATCCCTTCTTCCTCTCTGGACGATGTTCCTGATGATCTTCTTGAAGCATTAGTCACTAGCGCATGTCACTACGCCTATCTCAAACATGATGCGGATACCTTCGACCCACAAGCAGCACAAGACTGTGAGCGACGTTTGGGTGTTCTGGTAGGCCCGCCCGTGACATGGGCACAGAAAGAAGCAAGACGTGAAAATGCAAACCTATCTGTCGCAATGCGTGGATACCCCTATGCGAGACGGCGCTAGATAGCGACCGCTGACATAGATCGCGTTGACTGCTGTGAAGCGGACTGGAGAATGACATGGCTTATAGTTATGGCTCTCAAGATCAGATTGATGCCAAGCTATCTGCGTCGGGTTTTGAAGAGTTTGAGGCGCTTACCCGACCTGTTATCGCGTGGCTCAACAATCTGCATCCGCATCACACTGTTTTAATTACGAACACATCGGCTGAGCTAACGGAAGGCGTGATGTCCTACGGCACCACTGACTACGTGCGCGACTGATCATTAATCGCCACACGGCGAATTGAGGTGTAACGTGGCTTACTTACCTTGGCAAGATCAACCAGCCTCGCTGTATCCAGAGGCTACGCGCTGGGGCGCTCAACAGGGAGCGCAGCTTGCACAGGCTATGCGACAACCTGTTCATTGGCCTTCAACGACTGCTTCCCCGGCGCTTCCAGGGCCTAACATGGCGGCATTGCCGTTGCCGACCGCGCCGCCTTCGTCCGTTCCACCTGGCTCTGCTTTAGCAGCAGTGGCCAATCAGCTTGCGCCAAGGGGATTAAGTCAGGCCACCACGCAGCAGACACCGATGATGCCTCAGAGTCCGGCCATGCCGGGGCGAACGGCAGGCGCACCACTCCCCATGCCAGATTTCATGGCGGCGAATCCGAATTATGCGGCACAAACCCAACAATACCAGCAGCAGCGCTTGCTGGGCGAGCAAGGGTATCGCCCGCTCTCACCCGGTGCTGACATCTTACGACAAGCGGCCAATGGGGCAACGACATACCAACAGCCTGGCGTTACCGGCTTAGGTGGAATTAGCCCTGGCAGCGCTACCTTTCAAGGACTGCCACAAGGAGGTAGATTGGGCTACACCGGGACACCAGAAACCGCCGGAATGAGTCAGCAAGAGGCCACGGCTTACAATGTCGCCAATCTCAATCGGCAAACCGATGCTTTTCGCTCGTTGAACGAGGCGCGTGGTATGTATGGCCAAGGTGGCGGGGACAATCGCGCGTTTGGGGACTTGGTATCCATCGGCCGTGCGGGCGAATCGTTTGGTGATGACGCTATGCGGGCCGAAAGCGCCAAGCGCTTAGTATCGCAAGCCACAGGTAGCAGTTGGGTGCAAAATAATCGGCAACGCCAAGGGATGCTAGAGAGTGCGGGTATCCTGATGGGGATGAATCAATTAGATACCAGCCCGCGCCGACAGGCCCCCAACCCGTTGGCGATGACCGACTATCAACGGGGCCAACTCGGATTAAGCCGTGATCAGTTGGCAATTGACACGCTGACCCAGCAAAACCAAAACGATCTGGCCTTAAAACGTTTTGGGCTGGATCAGGGGATTGCGCAATCAACCCAAGCGCTGGGCCGTGATCGCTTTAGTCTTGATCAGTCCAATGCGCTTGCAAATCAGGCGCTGAAACGCGATGAGTTAGGGGTAGAGCGAGAGAAAAACCAAGCGTCGCTAGCGGCTGCGATGAGCAAGGCCAATCCCTACCAGCAAACATTGGTACAGGAGCAGGCAAAAACCGATATCGAGCGCTCAAAAGCAAATGAGGAAATGCGCCGCCATGCGGCCGATTACTTTGAAAAGTCGCGACGGCTTAGAGAGATTGCGCCGAATACGGGTCTCGTAAACAGCGGGCTGGCATCGGCTGGAGCGTTGTTTAATAGCGATAGGGCAGCCGAAAAAGAGCGGTTTGATGCACTGAGTGCTGGGATGGTACTTAGCGCCATTAAACAATTGGGTACAAATCCGTCCAACACGGATCTTAAGTTCGTTCAAAAGGCGGTTTTAGATTACGGCAAAACGCCGGAGGGAAATCTGCAAATCCTGAATGATATGGATGCGTTTATGCTCGGCAAACTGCGGGCAGCCGGGATTGATACCAACGAGTTTACTCAAAAGCCTGCTGCGACTAGTTCAAGCGCGGTCAGTATGGATGCCGTCAATCAGCGCGGTGCGGCGCTCGCAGCGCAAGGCATGAGTGATGCTGAGATTGACGCCACTCTGAGAAAGGAGTTTGCTCTCAATGGCCGTTGATTACTACGCCCGCTTGATGGGAGATCAGGGCAGCGCACCGGCCACGCCAGCGGCTACGCCGTCCCCGGCGCCAGTGGACTACTACGCTCGCTTGATGCAACCGCAAGCGACGCAAGTCTCCCAACCAACGCCCCAGCTACCCCATACCCTCGACCAGGCCGCACAAGAGGTCACTAAGGACATGGGCGCGATTGAACGCGCCACGGTGGGGTTTGGACGAGGGCTGACCGTCGCAGGGCGTGGCGTTAAGCAAGCCGCTTTGCAAGCTGCGGGCGCATTTGGCTTAGATACCCAGCCCGCCCTCGATGCGATGCAGGCCCAAGAGACGGATGAAAAGCGGATTTTTGATGCAGGCGCTGGTAAGACGGCGGCGGGTATAGCGGGTGCTTTTGCGGGTGAGGTTGCGCCGACTCTGTTCGTACCAGGCGGCGCGGTCGCGCGGGGTGCATCCTTGGCGAAAAAGTCAGTAGCGGGCGCAAAACTGGGCGGCATCCTGGGTGGATCGCAGTATGTGGACCCTGGCGAAAGTCGATTAGAAAACGCGGCCCAAGGCGCAGCCCTGGGCGGGATTGCCTCTGGCGCGATTGACCTGGTTGCGAAGGGCGGCGCACGGCTGGCGAACACCCTTGCAGGCCGCTCTGAACAGCCTATCGCTGACGTACTGGCGCTAGGCAAGCAGCATAACGTCCCGGTGTTTGCGCCGGATGTAGCAGGCTCACCGGTCATGGGGAAGGTCTCCACACTGGCAGAGGATGTCCCCTTGGTTGGGATGGCGAAACCCCGCTTACAGCAGGCAGAAGCGGCTGCCGCATCGGCTCAGGCGATGATGGGGCGGCTGGCGACACCGGTGAATGATGTCGGTCGGACGCTACAAGACTCCCTCAGCAGCCGTACTCAAGCGCTGCAAAAGCTGGCTGGAAAGCGTTATGACGCCGTCGCCAAGGCGGCTGACCCGTTGGGCGCGGTACCGCTCAATAACCTTCGCACCACTGCCCAGCGCTTGCTCACAGAAGCCAAGCAAGACATCGATCCCAGTGCGTCGCTCATCTCTCGTCTGGAAGGTATCGCCAATACCGCAGATGGCGCGAATTTCAGCCAAGCGCGACTGTACCGGTCAAATATTGGGGATGAAATCCGCAAGCTACAGTCCGGCTCTGACCTGAAATCAGCGCGACCGCTTCAGCAGATCAAGGCCGCGTTGGAGCAGGACATGAATGGCTTTGTGCAGACAGCAGGCGGGGATGTCGCCACGAAATGGAAGGCGGCGGATCAGTTTTTTAAGAACAAGGTGATGCCGCAACGCGAGAGCGATATCGTTCGCGCGATGCGCAACCAACACCCGGACGAAGTATTTAAGCAGTTTATTCGTTCCGGTACGCAAGATCGCGCCCAGCGTCTCTATAACGCGCTAGGGGCCAAAGGCCGTAATGCGGTAAAGGCGGGTATCCTGGAACAAGCCTGGCAGAAAGCGGCGCAATCAGGGGCTAATGGCGTGGCCTTTAGTCCAGCGAAGTTTGCGGGCGAATTAGAGCGCGTGCAAGGCTCTGTGGGTGTCTTTTTCAAAGGGGCAGACAAAGCAGAGATTGACGGCTTTACCAAGCTGATGCGCCATGTCCAGCGGGCAGGGCAAGTGGCCGAAAATCCACCCACCGGCAACCGCCTGGTGCTGCCGATGCTGATGGGCGAAACGCTGGCACCGGGTACGGCGAGCACGGCGCTGGCCTCTGGTGGGGTGGCGCGACTGCTGTTTACGACCGAACCCGGTAAACGGTTGCTGCTAGCTTCCAGTCGCTTTCCGCCAGGCTCACAGCGCTTGGAGCACGCCATTAATCGGTTTCGGCAGAAAGCCCCAGCGCTGGCAGTGCCACCCTCCGATTAAGAGGGCTTGGCGCTTTCCGCTCGCTTTCGCGCATACTTTGCTTTTTGGCGACAGGCATTCGAGCAATACGTGCCGCGCCCTACCGTAATAAACACCTTGCCACAGACGGCTTACAAAATCCAGGCTCCATCCAGATTCAGCGTGGCCAATCCATTGAACTGTCCCCATTATTGGGTCAGCAAAACTCGCGAGCTACGGTCAGCGCCGAAGATCAGGCAAGACTGATCGAGAAGATGGGGCCGCGACCTGGGCACAATCCGGTGCCGGAGACCCCGCAAGCTAATCCGCTGGATATTTTGGGCGAGGGCAATGTGCCAGAAGCCGTTCAGCAGCAGGCTAAGACGGCAAACACATCGGCAGACAAGGAAGGCGCTTGGTCGGCCTTCCCGCCTGAAACCGGATCGCTTGGCGTGCCTCGCTCACAGATGCCGCAAATCAAAGCAGAGCATCGCGGGGCGTTGGTGAATTTTCTGAAAGGACGGGGAATTACGCAAGAAGCCGATACGGTGCCAGCCGCGTCGCTCAAGCCAACACAAGCGGAATTCTCGCCACAGAAGGTACAGCAAGCGCTGGACTTCAAAGGCGGCAACCGATCTATTCTTGTCTCGCAAGATAACCATGTGGTCGATGGCCATCACCAATGGCTTGCAGCCTTTCAGAAGAACGAGCCGGTTCCTATCATTCGTCTGAACGCTCCGATTGCGCACGTTCTTGATCAGGTTAAGCAATTTCCATCCGCAACATCCGTCCCGTCTTCCGATAGTCAGGAGGTGGCCACCCAACCGCAGCCGGAGATCATCCATGATTCTCTCAGTGAAAAAGGGCAAGCCCAAACCGCGTCCGTGCTAGATCAGGAGTCGCCCGCTAGCACAGGGGCGGAGCCTGCCCAAGCAGACATCCAACAAAAACGCTATAGCGTCAAGCCAACAGGCTACCCGGATGGTAGCTGGCATGTCGTGGATCAAGATGGCAATGCTGAGCGATTTGGCGCGCCAGAGGGAAAGTTGGCTAGACGATTTGCAACCGATAAAGCGGCGACGGCAGCGGCTGAACGCTTAAATAAAAAAAACGCCAAGGCCGCAGCGGCAAATCTACAAACGAGAGACGATCAACCCATCAGCGCCCGCCCCGCCAAGTACCGAAAAGGCGCGGTGATTCCTAACATCCCTGCATCAACCGATGGGTTTAAGACTAGGGCGATGCGCCTTGCTGAAGCGGTGGGCGGCAAGTGGGTTCATCGGGAGCAAGGGTACGTGATGAGTGCGGCGCAAGCGAAGCGCCTACAAGCGCTTTACGCGCAAGGCCGCGATGCTAGCGCTGTGACCGGAAAGCTTTTAGAGACAGAGGCCCCCTCCAGCGCAGAGAAAGCGGATACCGCATCGCCTGCTAAACCACTCCCTACCGCATCGCGCTGGAACCAATCGACGACCGAAGAGCGTACCTCGCTACTACAGGCGGCAGGCATCCATGAATCCGCGACTGCGCAACGCGCCCAGCAGTGGGGTAAGTGGTCAGATATTCCTGAAGGCGACACCAAGGAGCGGTTGCGGCAGGCGATGAAGCAGCGAGAGGCTAGGCCGCCTGCTAGTGACACGCGCTTTTCAAAATCCAGCTTTGGGCAAACGCCAGGGCTATTTGAAAAACCCGATATTCAGGTTACATCCCTAACTGGCAATGAAATCTCTACAGTCAAGCAACCCTGGGCGCTTCGCAGTGCGGTTAAAGAATTTGCGCAACGCTATCGCTCGCAGTCATTTATAAACCAAGATACCGAAGCGAGATTATCAATCAGCAAAGAGGGGTTCCGTCACTTATTTGGCGGCAACAAGACGACGCCGGAATTACAAGCGGCGGCGGCGCTCCCGTCGCTCATTCGCCATGCTGTGTTAGCGGATACGCACGCAGACCGAAAAAATGAAGCTCAGGTCAGGGAAATGTGGCGGCTATTTGCGCCATTGGATATTGATGGCCAGCTTTACCGTGTCAAATTAACCGTTAAAAATCGGTATGATGGCGTTCGTAATTTTCACGAAATAGATGCGATCCAAATAGAAAACCCCGCCGTCAATGCCCGCGAGGTCGTGGCCAATAGCTCGACTCCCTACCGTGAGCGCCCGTCGGGGTCTCTGCGTATTAGTATATCCCAACTGCTTCAGGGCGCAACCCGTGATAGTGACGGCCAGCCTTTTTCGCCAGAGGCCAGAAACTCCCAGCCATCGACTAATAGCGCCCAGCCCATCACGTCCGCACAGGCCCGCGCCCAACTCGCCGATGCGCTGGGCGAGCACCAGGTTAAGGCGCTAGAGCGGTCTGGCCGTCTCGTCATCCATGAGACCGACCCCACCAAAACCGGTGCGGCGGGGTTTGTAGATCGGCGCGGCGTGATTCACCTGGTGGCGTCGAATCTCGAAAACGGGGACGCCTTAAGCGTGACTTTGCACGAGGCCATGCATGTCGCCAAGGATGATCGTTTTCATGAAGGGAATCGTGCGCATATTCGTCTTGCTCATGCCGCACTACGTCTTTTTGGCCTCAAGAATTTTATCGGGAATCCCGGCTTCACCGGCATTGTGCAGGAGGCGTACCGATTAGCAGCGGCGGGCAATAAGACAGCGCAACAAGCCTTAGCCAAGGCCCAAGCTGAGTTTGAGGCTGATCCGAATACCGATGTACCGCAAGAGTTGGTGGCGTATCTCGTCCAGTATGCGGATGAAAAGCTGCCTCTTGTGCGTCGCGTTCTTAGCGCCATTCGTGCCGCGATGTATCGAATGGGGATTAAGGTGCGACTGACCCCTGCTGATATTCGCGCATTGGCGCTATCGGCTTTAAAGGCACAAGCGAGAGCGGCCATAAAATCATCGCCACAAACGACGCGGGCGCAAGCAGCATACAGCCAGCCGAATGCGCGTAACCTGACGGATGATCAGCGCTTTGAGTACGCAGTGGCGGGTCTCAAAATCTTAGCGAGCAATCGTGATCTATTTAAATACCCGATCTCCCAGCAGAAAGACATTGCTGCGATTGCAGCAGACCTAAGTCCAAAGATCAAAGTGTCCCGCCCCGATGCCAGCCGCCAAAACCCACTTCGCGCTTTTCGGTCGTTTGGGCAGTCATGGACTGTTACGATGCCAGATGGCGCAACAGCGGATGTACTGACCAGCAAGAGCGGGCGGGAGGTATATATCGACGCCAGCGGACTGGAGAAAGGTCAAAGCACTGGTAGCTTGCTCTATCAGCTTGTGGGCCAATGGGCGTACAACAACGGCAAGGTCTTTGTAGGCGACCCTGAAGGTATCTCGCCCGCTGGGAAGGCGCGACGCTTAGAGCATTTGATCTCGTTGGCCCTGAAGTTCGGGACAACGGATCACTTTATGCCACATCCAGACCAAAATATTCCTTGGCGCGTGGGGGATCACGGGTATAATCTGGCGCAGATGCTCAAGGCATCGAGCGAGATTATTCAAGCAGCAGTGCCAGCTATTCGGGAGATGCGCTATGACTTTGGGTCTGGAGATGGAGTGGGAAGATTCATCGAATCCGCCACCGGTCGAGTCGTTGGAGACGATGCTTTTGAAAGGATCGCTAACCGACCAAGAGCGAGAGCGGCGCAAGCGGGCGCAACAACGCTTAAAAGAAGTGTACTCATCGATACCGTGGTACAAGGAGCAGGGCGAGAAGGATGGCGACCGCTTCTGGGCGAACTTGCACGCCTCGGCAGTGCTGAGCAATTAGACCCGCAGCTAAAGCGCACCTTCTACAGCCAGCCTACTAACGAAGCCGACACCGCCGAACAGGCGCGGCTGTGGGAAGAGTTCCAGAAAGTCCGCTCGCAGTTTCAAGCAAGACAAACCAACGCCACTGCTTTTGAGCGCTGGTTTGGCAATGGTGTTGAAGGTATTACCGCGAAGAACGGCAAACCGCTCACTCTCTATCACGGCACGCCAAACGAGTTTTATCAATTCGACGGCTCGCGTTCCGGCATCAACAGTCAGCACCCAACCGCCGGTTTAGGTTTCTTCATGACCGCCGATAAAGGCGCGGCGTATCGCTATGGCGGCAATGTCTTAGAGCTACACGCCAAAATCGAGAGGCCCTACTATCTCACCGACGCGGATTTGGTGGGCGTGGATTCGGTGGAGGCTGCCAGCAAGTTACGGCGAACGCTTCAGGAACAGGGCTATGATGGGGCGGTGGTCAGCTCGAGCGGCATGGCCCCGTATGTTATTGCCTTTGACAGCAAGCAAGTCAAGCTGACCAGCAATCAGGATCCGACGGATAGCCCAGATTTTCGCTACTCCCGCCCAGTCTCTCGCTATAGCTCCAACGAGATAGCTGCTGATAAAAACGATGCGCACGCCTATCGGTTGGCCGCGTTATCTGTTGTGCAAAATCGTTATGCAGGAAAGCCTGCTGCCCAAGTCACGATTTCATCGACTGGAGAGGCTGTAACAGTTGGCCTTACTGGAGTAAAGCATTCCTTGCGTGCGGTACAGCCTACTTGGCAAACATCATTGGCTGCCCTGCATGTTGAAGATTTGTTGCGCCAAGCTGAAAAGGTTGCTGTAGAGCCTGATCGATATGGACGCAAAGACCCGATTGCGATTCATCATTACCGAGCACGGGCCGTATTTGATGAGGTTGAGCAGGAGGTTGCTTTGGTGGTGCGCGAGCATAGCGATGGCAGGCGCTATTACGACCATAGCGTTATCAATGAAAAAGCCCCCGCCGGTCTTCCAGAGAGTCAGCAACCGAAGTCATCCGACCTACTCGGCCTTAATGCGGAGGCTAAGGACAGTATAACACCGAAGCAGGACGATAAAAACCGCTACTCCCGCCCTGGACGGCCTACACCAACGCCGCCCAACGCCTTGCCCGCCGAAACCAAGGGGCAATCCTTTCAGCGGCAAGTGCAGGATAAATTCAATCGCTTCGCGGTGGCGCAGCAGTGGCTCAAAGACAGCGGCATTGACTTAACGGCGTCGGCGGATGTGTATGGGGCGGAAGCGTTGCTGCCCAAAAAGACCGCTGCCGCCACAGAAACAGCGCGAGAAAAAATCCTTAAGCCACTCATTCAGCGGGCGGCGGCAAACCGCTGGGCCATTGGCGGCGGGCAATTGGTTGACGCGATTGCTGATGAACAGCCGCTCCCGACAGCCTTCAAGCCGTCTATCACCGAGTACTTGCACGCGCAACACGCGAAAGAGCGCAATGCACAGATTGCGAAGATTAACCCCCGGTTCCCCGATGGCGGTTCTGGCCTGACGAATGCGCAAGCAGATCAGATTTTAGAGCGTTATCGCCGTATGTCGGGGTTTGCGCTGTTTCAAAAACTGGCAGGCGAGTTTCAAGCGATTACGAATCAGACCCGCGAGACCTTACTAAAGGCGGGGATTGTATCGTCCGCGATGGCACAGGCATGGAAGACGGCCTATCAGGCTTACGTCCCATTAAAAGGCGGGCCAGAGGACGCGGCGCAACGTAGCGGGACGGGCGGCGGCATGAGCGTCAATGGCAAGCAAAAACGCGCCTTGGGCCATACGCTACGCGACGAAAATATTATCGAGAATATTTGGCGTGACCATGAGCGGGCGATTTACCTTGCGCAAAAACAGGAGGTCGCCCGCGCCCTAAAAGAGATGCTCACTCAAGCCAACAATGAAAACATTGGCACGGTCGGTCAGTCGGAGAAACGCGCTGTCTTACAACAAGGCTGGTATCACCAGGTCTGGATTGATGGCGCACCACTCGGCGCTTTCCCCTCTTACGCCGACGCCAAGGCGGCGATTGCGCAAGACAGCCAGCGCACCGGACGCGCCGTCGAGCAGTATGGCATTCGCCATCAAGCGGCTGATCCGTCTGTCATCTATACCGGCAAGCCGATGTTGCAAGATAACGAAGTGGCCCTCTATGAAGAGGGACAACTGGTACGTTTGCAATTGCATGATGACCTGTTGGCCCGTGCTGCGCGTAACTTGGGCGTGGATGCCGCGAATGGACTACTGAAAGCCGGACAGGCGTTTAACCGTTGGCTCTCCTCTGTATACACCGGCTATAGCCCAGAGTTTTTAGTCACCAACCCAGTGCGTGATTTCACCGCGGGCTTTATCAATCTGACCGGCCAGTATGGCATGAAGACCGCCTCCAAGGTGCTGCGACAGTACCCTAGCGCCGTAAGGGCACTCTGGCGACATATCCGCACGGGGTCTGATCCGTTAGTTGATCAGTATCGACAAGCGGGCGGCAGCACAGACGCGGCCTATCTTTCTGACCTGGAGCGCATCGGCACGGATATCAAGACGGTCTTTCAGGACATGCAGGGGGCTAAGGCAACCTGGGAGAGCGGCGATAAGACGGGGGCTGTACGGGTCGCAGTGGCGGATAAGTTGCGCCTCATTGGTCGGCATATCGAGAATCTGAATAAGATTGGCGAAAACGCCTTGCGGGTAGCGACCTTTCAGACGCTACTCAAAGAAGGCCATAGTAAGGCGGATGCTGCGCGGGCAGCAGGCGGTGTAACCGTGAATTTTAATCGCAAGGGCGAACTGACCAGCCAACTAGGCGGCCTGTACTTGTTCTTTAATCCGTCTATCCAAGGCACTAAGGCGATATGGGACGCGCTAGCCAAGGGACCAAAGCGGCATCAGGCGCAAGCGCTTGCGGGTAGTTTGGTAGGGCTAGCCTTCTTCTTAGCGCAGATGGCCAGAGGCGATGATGATGACAGCGAGCGCCGCTGGCAAGCCTTGCCTGGTTACACCAAGGATCGGAATATGTTGATTCCGCTAGGCGATGGCGATCACCTAACCATTCCGGTGCCGTATGGGTACGGCGCATTCTGGTCACTAGGCAATATCTTATCGGACGTGATGCATGGGGAAGATGCGACGAAGTTAGGTATTCGCCTAGCGTCCACCCTCTTTGAGCAGTTTAGCCCAGTGGGTAATCCGTTTGCAGGCGATGAGGCGGATAGCCGCAATATCGTCTCGATGCTACCGACCGCGCTTAAGCCTGCGGTGTCGATTGCGATGAATCGCAGCGAATTAAGTCGTCCGGTGATGCCAGAGGTACAGCCGTGGAATCCGAACAAGCCCGACAGTCAACGGATGTGGCGTTCCACGCAAGGCACGATTTGGGAACGCATGGCCACTGGGCTGAATGCCTTTACCGGCGGCGACCGCTATCAAGCGGGCGCTATCGATGTGTCGCCCGAAAGTATGAAATTTATCTGGCGTACCTTGACCGGCGGCGCGGGCCAATTTGCGGCAGATACAGCGAACCTGTTTATGACGATGGGCCAAGGAGCAGGCACAGAAATCACGATCCGCGAAATTCCCTTCGTGCGTAAATTCGTTCGTGAGTCGTCAATTCAGGATGCAAGAACGCTCTTTTATGAGCAAAGCGATCAGGTACGCGCCGCAGAATCCATGTTCTCAGCGGCCAAGCGGGACCGCGACCAGGGCGCAATGCGCTCTATTGTCCAAGAGCAGCGTGAATTATTGGTGTTAGGCCGTCTTTTGGATGCAGCAGGGAAGCAAATTAAAGCGCGACGCCAACTAGCGGATGCCATTGAACGCTCTGATCTCCCACTTGCCGCCAAGAGGCGGCAGCTAGAAGCCGTCGAGCAGCAAGAGGCAGCTATTTATGGAACGTTTAACCGCTTGTTTGTGGGGGCTGACGAGAAGAAGCGGGGGCGCTTGGCGATGGCGGAGTAGCTACAAGTCCACAAACCGATTATCAGCCGCCACATCGGCTTTGGCGGTCGGGTCGCGCTTGATGGCCTGTTCGAGCGCCGCCTTGCATAAATCGATGCGGCCTATCTGGCGGTAGGCTTCCGCTAAGTCGAAATAGCCTTCTTTGGCGTCGGGGTGGCGAACGGTGGCCTCTTTAAAAGCCGCAATCGCAGCGTGATGATCGCCTTGATCTAGGTGCGCATAGCCCAGCGCATTGTAGCCATTGAAGCTATCAGGATCAGCGCCGATAGCGGATTGTAGCAAGGCTATCTTTTGGGTAGGATCGGCCACGCCATAGCTAGCAATGATGCGCTGCTGGGCCTTTTGAGCACGAAAGATACGCCGTTGTAAATCGGCCTGAAAGCGCTCTAAGTCTCGGCGTAATTCACGGATACGTCCAAATTCCCAATACGCCAGCACCGCCACCAGCAAGGTAACGATAGCAACGATGAGCGTGAAGGCAACCAGGGTGTCATTGACGGTCATATGAGAAGTATAGCGCCCTCCCTGGCGCGGTGGGGGTTAGCGGAAGGTAACGCCAATCCCATGCGTCGGATAGCGCGATACGCTCATAGCCAAGTTGCCGATGATCAGGTGCTGTACCTCAAGCAGGTGGCGCATCGCGGCGTATTCCGCCTGTGCGCCTTCCACATCGAAGCCATCTCTCGATATCTGCGTCAACAAGGCGGGCAAGGGCCGTGCTTCCCGACGCGCCAGTTCTTCCCACGTCAAATACCCCGCTTGCTCGCGGGGATGATGCTGCCAGAAATTCAACGGGTAGTGGTATTTGCTTTGTGGCTCAGGCAGGGCCTTCATCGGCTCCAATTCCAGCCGCGCGACCAAGGACAGGACATCGCCGAAGTGTTCAGCGTGCACCTCCTTGTAGCTAACGCCAAACTTAGACTTGATGCTGCTCCAGCAGGTAATGGCTGCCTTGGCTTGCTTGTCATGCGCCAATATTTCGACACGGGATTTGATCAGTGCCTTTACCGCGTCTTGCTGTTCGAGGGTCAGGCCACCGGGGAGCGCTTTGCGGGTCTTTTCAGGACGGAAGCGGGG